AAGTAGCACTTGCGAATCGCAATGTTGCTAAATGCCCTACCTTCATCAGATGTTTTACTCTACGAGCATTAGCTTCAGATGAGGTATCGGAGTTATAACAGATAGCAGCAAACCTAGCTATCTTCTCCTCCGCGTTTGGCGTAATGTCTTCTAAGGCGACTTGCATTCTTTTTTGTCCATTTCATGTTGAGATAAGATACGACAGGAGTGTAATATCTGTCCGTAATTTTCTCTCTCTCAGGTAAGTTAATTGCCCTAGTCTTTTTAGTTACACACTCTTCTGGGGTATACCCAGCACTAAGTCTATAAATTAGAGCATCATAAGAAAGTAATTCCACATCATCCCATCTACCTGAGTGGACGGCTTTGTAGAATCCTTTTTTAGTTGTATAAGTGTATCCTCGAAACTTAATGATCAAATATTGCCTCCTTTGCGATCTTAAAGATTTTTTTGGGGAAGCATTTAAAGGTTTCCCAAATAGAATCTAAGTTGCTGCATTCAGGCTCGTTCTCGTCGTCGAAGATATTGGCTGTACCACTCATTTATGTAATTCTCCACATTAGTTAAATAGGCCAGTTTCGCTTTATGCTCTGGAGCTTTAGTCTTGTTATAGCGATTCTGTATGTATTTACGTTCTCTTATGACATGTTGCTTCAAGAGATTAAATTTAGTCATATTAAACTAACCGCACTTAGAATAAGCGCAATCTAGACAAGTTAAGCAATTATCTAATAATTGCGTATTGTTAGAAAAGCATTCAGGGCATGTACCTGCTGAACTAGTTATTTTTTCTTCTGTAACTTCTGGTACGGGAGGTTCCACAGATTTATCGGCGGAAGCTTCAGCATTGGCCATTTTAGCTTTTGCTTTGAGTCTTTTGTTGATTGCAAGCAGCGTAAGTCCGAGATGTGAGATAACTCCATTTACCATTGTCCCTTTCTTTTGATCCAATACTTTAGCTAAATAGCCGCCGGGGGATTCAGTCTTAATGAATTCCTTAGCGATAAAATCTAGGTTAGCTACTTCTGGATCATCTACCCTTAGAATAGCACTAGCTAATCTAGTAGCTAAGGCTACCCACTCCATACTTTCTAGATGTGAACTGGAGAAAAAGACTTCTAGTGGTCTGTCATTATCTGGATCACAGTTAACAGTAACGTAGATGTTACAATCAGTAGTTGTAACCTTAGTAGTTACACCCCAGAGGATTTCTGGTCTTTTGGTATTCTTCTTTCTTTTGACCTCTGGCTTCTTCTCTTCTTTTGTCGTGTTTTCCTGCTCATTCTTTTCCTCAGTTACTACACTACAATTAACAATCTTCTTATCTATCTTAATCGTCAAAATCTAATTCCTCCTCAAAATAGTCGTCGTCATACTGTGAGTTTTTGTACTCTTTTTCAGCTTCTGGATCGTAGAAAAATGGATCTACTTCATCACGACCCTTAAAATCATCCATGACTCTCTCCTTATATTAAAATTATGCCCCCTGAACTAACAGAGGGGCTAACCTTAGCGCGGTTTACTCGATGTAACCTTAGATATGAAAGCTCTACATTGGTGAGTGCAATGAACTTCCCAATGTAAAAAGGTGAAGATCTAAGTTACATTAAGGGAGTTATTGTATGCTCTAGCCACACCCCTCAATACGCTAGTCAGTTCTTCAGAGATAGTATTGCCCCATCAAAAACTAACTCAGATACTATCTCTACCTCACTGCTTGGTGTGCATCCACTCTGAGTTAGCAAATTAATGCCCCTCTAGGGAAGGGGACTAGTAGTTATAGTTCTTCAACTAGGGACAGCCTCAACATTCGAGGAGGATGACCCATAAGGTAGATCACTGTTGATCTGCCCCTGCAGTCGATATTGTAATGGCTCGAATCTGCTTAACCTCTGACATGATATCAGTCATCATAATATTCATGCAAACGATTTAAAATATGTTGAATATTATTGTCAATGAATGTTTCGTTCACTGACCACATGTCTAGAGGACTACGTATCCTCTCGTTAACAGTTTCTTTAGTTAGCCGGGTTTGGTACACATACTTAAAGCCGAGTAATTCCTCTTCTTCATTAATAGCATATAAATCAGAATCAGCAATTTCCATTTTAGATAGAGGCATTTTCTTACAACTAATTACTGTAGAGAAAAAGCTCTCAATACCTTGGTTCATCAGAGAACCTTTAACCTTAACTACGGTTTCATTTATCATTTCAGACTCATTTAATACATCTGAAGTATGAGCAGTGAAGATTACATTCTTACTAGAAGAAGCTACTACCTGAGACATTAATACCTTCATGAACTGAGCATAATCACCCCATGCCTGCATGGTGTTAGACGCTGTCAGTACCTTAGTACTTTCATACATATCCATGAGATAGGTGAGACTATCTATAATAATAGTATGTACATCATCCATCTTTTCAGCTTCTGCAAAAGCTTGGTATACCTGCTGAGGATCAGTAATAGTAAACTCTTTAAATTTAGTTTTGAATGGGAGTTTCTTTCCATTCTCACAATTTAAGTAGATAACTCCTTCTGGATTTTGCAATCCTGCGAGTCCAGCAGATTTACCTGTGGCTGATTTACCAGCCAACAGAACTAAATTATCATTCATATTAAATCCCTTGTATTTTCTTACTTAATGATTTTATTGTTGTATTCCGTAATTCTTCATCAGATCGTGGATCTTCCAATTCAGAATTAAATTTCTCAATTTGTTCAATTAGTTCTCCTAACTGAACTCCGTTATCTACCAATACACAACCATATCTAAATGTCATAATTGCTCTATTCCCTCTAGTAGTATGGTTCTTAAACCAGCGTTCCATAGCTCCTAGTCCATTAGCATCTAAACTAGATTTAGTATCTTCTGCTTTTTTAGTTTGGGGAATAAACAGTGTTGCATCTAATGTTTTACCATTCATGTTGTATTCATACTGTCCGGGAAAAGTTTCCCATTTACGAGCAGCATCTTTACCTTGTTCATCAATAGTAAATGGTAACCACTCAAAGACATTCTCCATAAATTTAGAGTAATCTTTATGATTAAGCCTAAGATAATGACTTAACGGTAAAATCATTCTAAATCTATTTTGTTGTTCTGAATGTCTTTTAGTAGTGGAGATCAAATACACATAATCTTCCATTAACAGCTTGCAACTATCAATAGAGATATCCCCGTCTATATCTAAAATAACTAGGTCAAATCCGGGAATTGCATTCTCACTTTTACGATATCCGTTAACATAGCCGTGAGCAGTATAGTGAAATCCTTGAGCTGTAGTTAGCTTATGTAGATCATCAAAATCAGGATTCTGAATTTTAAACCCAGTAGTAATATCATTACTGATACCAACATGCATATGGGTCAAATCTGATTCTTGTAATGTTTCTCCTTTATAGAATGAAATCCCATCAATCTCTCTAGATTGAATAATGATGTTATTTTTGTACCCGTAAGACATAGCTAATGTCATCATGTCTCTACGTACTACTGGATTACCTTTATAGAATGGCAGATCCTCTAACATCTCGTGTTCAGTAACCTCTCTGCCAATATCAGCTAGATAATTAGCTAGACGTTCATAAGCACCTTTCTTCTCCATTAGTCTATGGAATTCACTTCCAGAATCTTCAACTAATGTAATCGCGTTATCAATATGAGATGTAGTCATAGTATTGGCACCATCAGCAAATGCATACGCACCAGCTAATTTAAGTACCTTGTAGTACCTATGAATCATTTCAGCTTTGTGGATAGCTTGGTGATCTTTCATCTGATCAGCTAATTCTTCACACTTCATCTGGTATTCAATTAAGTAAATCGAATCAGCCTCAGACATATGAACAATATGATTAAAAGATCGATCAGCAAAACTAGCAAATAACTGAGAAATATACTGACAATTTACTTCAAGAGTAGAATCAGTCATCTGCAAATAGCGTTCTCTAGCAGTTAATTGTTTAGGTCGATTTGCTTCATGGGTGTACCCAAATAACAATCTACGAGCATATCCTGTTTCTAGAAATTGTTTAAACTCATCCTCAGTACGTCCACCATCTAATAATTTGGTTGGAGTACCAAACATCATTAGATTAGTT